ATGCAATTGTGCGCGCATAGGAAACTTTTAACCATTCCCCCTCGCCGCTTTTTAGATCGCGGGGGGCTCCATCAATTTCATCGCGAATCAAAACTCTGATGGAATCGGATCTTAGTGACGCGGGGGACTGTGCCGAGCTCATCTCCAGACCGCCGCCAAAAAACTCCTTCCGAAACGTCTTATCTCCAGTGCGTCGGGTCTTTCTGTTGGTCGTTTGCGCGCGAATTTTCTGACGTATTCCACACGAATCGATCAGTGGCTCAAGCCTTTTCGTCGCCCACTTTTCCAGCAACGCGTCGGTCGCTGTCACGTACATGATTTGGGCGGGGGATATATCCATCCAATACGCGATCACGTTTTCGGCGGCTGCGGTAAATCCAAGTTGCGCGCCCTTCGCTATGATCGTTCTCTGTACGCCGGAGTACGCGCTCATGTTATCCATAGGTTCCCCGAGGTAAGGCGTCCGGTCATTCCTCCACGGGCCTGGAAACGGTGTTCCGGGAGGTAGCGTGCGATTCTGCTCAGCGTACTCGGAGACCATGATTTGGGGCTTTGGTTTCCAGAGCAGACTTAGGAGCCCGCGCATATTTTCCGCGCCTTGGTTCCATTCGGCTCGGGAGAATTCGGTCATGGGCGACCCAATAATTTGAGAGCCGCGATTTTGTCCATTTGCCCCGCGTTTGCATATCGATAAATACCGCACGGACTACCGCCAAAGCGTTTGTTTTTGCTAACGGTGGAATATGTTCCGGCTCTTCTTTTTCTTATCCAGCTTGTCGATCTTTCAAACGCCGCCACGAGAGACGGATGAGCGGGATACATATTGAGATGTTCGCCCATCGTCGCATATGCGTCGCCAAGTTTTTCGAGCAATACAAACGCCAGCCCTATTCCCTGAAAATCCGGGAGCGTTACAAGCCGAGATACACCCCATAGTCTCTGTCGTTTCTTCTCGCGAGAAATTGGACGATAAAGAACCGCCGCAAATGCAACCGGATTGTTGTGGATGAACAAACAAAAACAACGCGCCGATTTGTTCAGCGCGGCGCTCATATAGTGAAACGGAGCGAATAATTGCCACGCATCATATTTGACTTGTGAAATTGTGATTTCGATTTCTGGTCGCCGCCGAAGTGACCTCCAACGCAAAGAGCGCGTTGCCGGCTCGAATATCCAATCGGGTTGCAACCAGTCTTCAATGTCGGCGTGACAGGAAATGGCGATGAATTTTCGATCACGTTTGCGAATTGCCTTTTGCACAGCGTGCGAGGTTGTTTTTGCAACCTGGCGGTCGACGACCGATGTAAATTCATCGACCACTATTAGATCTTTCTCTTCGAGAATTTTCCTCGCGATGGTTGCGCGGAACTGTTCGCCGTTTGACAGCACTCGAAATGGCTTGAGCCAGCTTGGTATAGTCGAAAACCCCACCGAGTTCATCACGTCCGTGATCTCCCGTATAGACACTGACTCGTGAAAGTCATCGATCATCGAACACGATGGCCATTTGTATTCGCGCTGTACATTCTTGCGACCGAACAACGCCTCGGCAATCTGCGTCTTGCCCGACCCCGACGGTCCCACTATGAGCCCCACGTTCCACGGCTTTTTTTCTATGTTCAGATCGGAGTGCCATTCATGAGATAATTTCTTCGATATCGGCACGTCGAACATGCCGCTCACCTGCAAGACACGTGGCGTTTTGATAATCTCGCTGGCTACTACAACATCAATGCGCGGCATTCCAGTCCCTCTCTGAGATATTTTTCCAACATTTTTGTTTGATCTTCCTCGGATTCACATTCGATAATTATCGAATATTTGAATTTGTATTCTTCTTTTTCGGGTGGGAGCTCAGCGTGTTTTTTTTCCTTCTCTCGCTCCCACTCTCCGACAAAATCATCCAGGCCGCACACGTCGAAACCCGTTAATTCCAGATCGATTTCGGCTTGTCCAAGTTCGCCCATAAGATCCACCAGCATTCCATCGTCGATAATCGCCAGCTCAGCGATCCTGTTATCGGCCACAAGATCCGCAAGCTCGGCCTCGTCTGATTCATAATCCTGGCGGTCGACAGGGGCTGTCTCCAGCCCGAGCCACAACGCCGCCTGGAGCCTGCCATGGCCGCGAACAATATATCCCGATCGATTCGATACGGTGATCGGCGCGCGCCATCCCTGCTCGCGAATGATTTTCCCGAGCAGCTCTATTTGTCGTTGTGGATGTTTATTTGGGTTGAGCGGGTTCTCTCGAAGTTCCTCGATTTTTATAATGGTGTCGTGTGAGCAATGGATTTCCGGAACGATCATTCTTCCCTCATGATTTTTTCTTATT